CCGAGCGGTGTGGGAGCCCCTGCCATATTGGCGAGATTCGCCAAGAGGCCGCTGTTTGCCGAGGCGTTGCCCTGCGCGTTCGCCCACTGTTGCTGTGCGAGATTCGCCTGCTGACCGAGCGCCCCTTGCAGATGGGAATGCTGCGTGTTGTAGATGTTCTGCAAGGCATTGCCAAGGTTGCCCGTATTGCCAAGCTGCTGCTGCGCGAAACCCGCCTGCGCCTGTGCAGCGTTCAGCGCGTTTTGATTCTGCTGCTGGGACAAGCTCGCCCAATCGCGCACAGCTCCCGCCGTGTTCTGCTGCTGCTGCTGCGCGAGGGAAGCGACCTGCGCAATATTCTGCTGGTACTGCCGCGCCACAGCGTCCGAGGCGTTCTTCTCGATATCGTTCATCGCGCCCGTCGTCACAGAGCTGTTCAAAACGCCGCGATTGCCGAGGTCGGCGACCGTCTTGCCCATCGTGTTCTGCAGCGCCGAGCGAATGCTCCCTTCCATGTTCTTTTGATACGCGGTAGGAATCACACCGTTGGCAAGGCTTTCCAACATCCCATTCGCCGCGCCCGCTGCGCCGAGTCCTGCACGCCCCGCCCAATCAAGCTTGCCGTTCGCCGTCTGCGCCGCCTGTCCGATGGCTCCTCCCGCGCGTCCCAACGCTCCGTTCGCGGTGTCCGTCGCTGCCCGATACCCCCCGGCAAGAGAGCCGAGAAGCCCCGCATTTTCTCTCGCAAGCTGTCCCGACTGTCCCGCAAGATTCCCCAGAGTTCCGTTCGTCGCCTTCGTCACTGCATCGTTGCCGCCGACGAGATTCCCCATCGCGCCCAAGGCAGAGGAAAGCCTTCCCTGCGCCTCGTTGTTCATGCGGTTGAAATCAACCTGCACCGTGCCCAGAGAATCCTGCAAGAGCTTTCGCGCCACGTCGTTCAAGTAATACGCGTTCGGTGCGACCTTCTTCGCGTAGTCCGCACTCGCCTGCGTCAGCTCGATCTCGCCCTTCGTCGGCTGGTACGAGTTCTGCACCGTCGTCGACGAACCTTTCTTGAAGCGTGCATGACGGAAGAAACGTCGGGCGGCTTCCCATCCCTCCTCATCCTTGCGCCACGCTTGATAAACATCATACAAGTACATGCTATCGCCCTCCTATATCTCCCATGTCACGTAGTACCCAAGCTCGCCCGAACCCTTGTAGCGGAACGCGGGCGAGGCGCGAAACCACTTGCCCGTCTTCCGGTGCCGTGCATGGTAGCGAATCTCGCCGTCAGGCAGCTTCTCTTCGCGCTCCACGCGATACCCGAAGAGCCGGATGTAGGCGCGAATCTCCTTGCGGATGCAGATGGTGCCGCCCTCTTTGATGCCGAGCTTTCGCGCGACCTCTTCCACTTTGTCACGAAAAAAGCGACCATCGCCCGCTGTTTGAGCGATAATCGCCATCGTTTCTGTGAATCGTACTTCACAAAACCCCTTATCGGGCATGAAGTATAAGTCATATCCCGGTGTAGGACTGAACGGATCTTCGGGATTCTTTTTGTCGTAGAACGCCGCCCACTCGGCAAAAGTCATAAGTCCGCCACCTCCAAAGCCAGATGCTTGATCTGAAACGGCATCTGCGAATATACCGTCGTCACCACGCGTGCTGACGTGTGATTCGTGCGCACCTTGCGCCGCGCATTCACAGGCATCGAAAGGCGCATCGCGTCCACCTCGACGAGCGCCTCGCCCGCCTGCTCCGCTGCCATCGAAGAATCCACGCCGCGCACGATGATTTCGTCGCCGCTCACGATGTCACGGACGCGCAGCCGATAGTCAACAGGTGTCCCGTTGTCCGCGAGGTTCGTCTCCTCCATGCGACAGGCTTCCCGCTCCGACAGGACGAGCAGCCCGTCAGGACGCTCGACAATCGCCGTCACGGGTACGGAGAAAGAGAGCGTCGTTGCCGCGCCCACGGCGTAGTTGTAGGCGATGAAGCTCTCCTTGTGCGCCGTCGGGCGGATGAGCAGCAGCTTCCTTCGGCGCAAGTGAAACATCTCCGGCTCATAGAGACTCTTGACGACGAGCGCATTCCACTTCTCGCCGATATCGCCTTGCGCGATATTGCCGTAGTCCATCGTCGTATGCATCGTCTTCATGCCCTGTCGGCTGACAAATACCGCATCGTTTCCTACGGCGACAGCGCAGCCATGCCCGACAGCGTCCGTCTCCGTCGCCACACGGTAGACCGCCCACGTGTCAATCGCCTGATCGCCGACAAGCTGGTAAATCATGCCGTTGTTCTTGAAAATCAAGAGGTCGGTCGCCAAGGGCACGACCGCGATGATGTCGCCGCTGTCGCCATATCCCACGTCGAGCCACGCGCCCTTTGACTTGTCGTTGTCATCCACTGCCCATGTGAAGCCGTCGCCTACCGCAGAAAGCGTGAGACGGTCTGAACCGGAAAGACTCGTGCAGAGCCTCGCCGAGCGCTGGAACACCATGTCGCAAACGGGCGCGGCATCCACTGTCTTGAGGCTTCCCTCGCCCGAAAAATCGTATGCTTGAAGCCTGCCGCCCGACGCAATCCAGATGCGGTCTTGGAACTTCGCGCAAGAAGGGCGGCTCTCACCTGTCAATTCGCCGAGACGCTTCGGCTTCGCCATGTCGCCCGCGACGCTGTACACGCTCTTATCGACGAGGAACACGAGCAGCGTATTGCTGTCCACGTCATAGAACGCCCCTCGTATCGCCGACGGCAGGGAAAAGAGCGGCGCGGAAAGCCCGCCGCGCGGCACGAGCGCACGCTGATACCCCAAGAACCAGAGATTTTGACAGAACTGCATCTCGTTCGGCGCAATGAGGTCGCCCTCGCTCATCACGTTGATGCCGCCCGATAAATCGTTGTAGACGACGCGCGTCGCATTGTGCTTCATCGTCCTGCGCATAATATCACCCCGTCGGCAGCGTTATGGCGAGCACGTTCAGCTGCGCATGGCCGGATGCCGCACGCGCATAGAGCTTCGCCTTGACCTTGAACGGGAACGCATTCCCCGCCTCCAAGAGAATGCCCGAACCCGCCTCCTTCTCCGTCGACACCTCCACGCTGCGCTCAGGCGCATAAAGCGTTCCCTCCGTTGCAGCGATCTCCGTCCAATCCTCCTTGAGCTTGAGCACCATTTTTCATCACACCTTTCTGAATGTCACTTTATCTTGTATCCGTACATGTTCCTCTGCCGTCGGCCTGCGCCGCAGAACGAACATGCTGTCAGATCCTATGAATTCATAATCCTCTATCGCCTCGATTCGCTCTGCATAGTCCTTCCATACGGGCGCCGCGCGATACGTCGGAAGGAGCGCCTTGGGCACGAGGACGCGGCACTCGGCAGACAGGTCGGCAAAGATATCCTCCCGGTACGTGTTGTAAGAATCCTTGTGTTCCAGCTTGAATGTAAACTCCTGCGAATCGAGGATGAGGAAGCGTAAGGAACGGCAGCCTTGAAAGATATGCGCGATGCCTGTCTCTCTTGCAGCCCAACTTATTATATTTTCAATACTGTTTTGCGTATCAACCCCCTTGAGGCGGATGCATGTCGCATAACATTTCGCGAACAGCCGTCGCATATCGACAGCCTTGCTTGTGTCCATCTCCAAATAGATGCCGTCCGCCATGCACCCTTCCAGCATCTGCGCGATATTCTTCACCTTTGGCGCATTGATTCGCAAGAATAAGCCTCGCACAGTCCAGTAATTTTTCCATGGGTTGTATTGTGCAAAATCAAGCCAAAAAGCATCAAACCGGGAAGTAGAACCCACATAGCAAGTCTCATTGCACAGGCGTGTATTGCGCAGCATCGCTTCCATATTCTCGGCAGAAGAGAAGTCCATCTTCGAGAGAACCGTCCAGTCTTCCTTCCATTTGTTGATCTCATACGTCCCAAACGACTGCAAGCCGCAATCGTCGAACATGCGGGAGAAGTCCTTCACCTTGCCCGTCGAGAATGTATGCTCGCCACAAACGATCCTCTGCAAACCGTAGCAATTCTGGAACATCCCCGACGCGTTCTCCACGTTGCGCAGGTCGAAATTCGATAGATTGAGTTCCTGTATGTTCACACAATCCTTGAACATGTTCGCCATGCTTTTTGCCTTCGTTGTCGCCCATGCGTCCAATTTTGGCATGTTCGTAAGAATTTCGTTGTTCCAATCGACACGTTCGACCCCTTTGAATCTTTTACACCCCTCGAACAGTGAAGAGAAGTCCTCCACGTTCGACACGTCCCACTTTGATACGTCAATCTCCTCAAGCTTCTCGCAGCCCTTGAACATTCCCGCCATCGTCTTGCACTGCATTGTGCGCCAGTGCCCCGTCGCGAGCTTCTCCAAGCGGCGGCAATAGGCGAACATTTCTTTCAAGTTCTCCACGCCGCGCGTATTGATGATTTCCCCGTCAAGCGCCGAAAGCGATTCACAACGATAAAACATACCTTCGAAGCTCGACGTCCTCGCGGGATGTTCCCATTGATTCTCCGGACTGTCCTCGTATGCGGATTTCCGCCCGCCATTGACAAGAAGCCCTGTAACCGACTTGAGCATAAAATCGTTGGCAAAAAGATATTCGAGCTTCGTCGCGTTGTCGATCGGGTACGGCGAGAGGTCAAGGAACTCCATCACGGGAAGCTTGGAGAAAAAATGACTCCAATCCGTGATGTTCTTCAAAGCCTCGCGCGTCATCGCTTCCGTGAAGAGCTGCGAGTTCGTCATGTCCTCGCGCTTGACCGCGCTGCCGTCCTCCTCCCAGAGAAGCGGGTCGAGACTCTTCAAGGTGTACGTCCTTCCTTTGTCCGTACGATAGCACTTCATGCCGACAGCAAGATTCTCCGTCGGGAACGCCTCGCCCGCGAAATTGCTCCGAAGCGTCTGCAGCCCCTTGTTGATATACTCGCGCGAATCGCTGACCGTATCGGTTTCCAGTATCTCCCGAAACTCCTGCATATTCTCCCTCCTCTCAGTTCGACAAGCCGTTAATATCCGCACCCCAGTAGACAGCATAAGGTACTTTGACCTGATTCCATTGGGATTCGGAATAATTAAAGCTTCGTGGATTTATCTCCATCCCCGACCATACGTTGCGTGTCGTCTGCTCACCGTTATGCGGGGAATGTCCTGGCGGATACATGTACACCACGTCGCGCAGCTGTACGAAGGCCTTTGTCGCACTCGACGATTGCTGCATGACACGGTTCTTGCCATACGGATTATTCGTCACAGGATTCAAGATGCGCACCTGTGCACCGTCCCATGGCAAATCTATGACAGCGCACTTACTCTTGGCATACCACTCAAGACGCACTGTTTCCGTCCGCCACCAATGACTGGAGACGCTGTTCGGCGCAAAAAGAATCTTGCGGCATCCGGCAGGCACCGTAAAGTAATCGCAATCCGACAATACCCGGATGTTCGGCGCTCTCGTCGGCGGCGCAGGCCCTGTGAATGGCGGCTCTTGCGGCTGTGGCGGTTGTGGCGGCGGTGCAACAGCAACTGCCTGCAGCACAGCGTACACAGCGCTTCCCTTGCGCACACGCAGAGGACTCGCATTCGCATCTCCCGTGCTGCCGAGCGCGGCGTAGAGACCGTTGCTACCGTCGCGCAAACAGAGCGCGTTTCCCCCCGCTTCCGTGAGGCTCGTATAAAGATTATGACTGATGACCGCGCCGCCCCGTCGTATATAGAGCTTCTTGTGATAAATCCCCATGCCGTCACCTACGCAATCCAGATGTTTCCGCCGCGATCATACGTAGGGATGTTCAGCGCAAGATTCGCCTCATTCGCCCATCCCGCTTTATCTGCCATTGTCGCCTTGTCTGCCATCGCCGCCCTGTCCGCCGAAGCGGCTCGCGTCGCCATCGCCGCACTGTCTGCTGCCCCTGCGCTCGTTGCTCTGCCCGTCACATTGATATTCCATGTGCCGTAAGCCCCCGCGCCGTCCTTCGGTGTGTACGTTCCCGCAATATCTCGGCCTATTCCATCCTTGTTCGCCTTGTCCGCTTGAGGCGCGACCTTCGGCAGCGCATCGACTGCCGTCTGCACCTGCTGCCTCACATATCTCCTCGTCGCCACATCTTCCTGCATTCGCAGCTGTCCGACAGGCACCTTGCCGCTCTCGTCGAGCGTCGCCACGCCCTGCGGCTTGCCGCGCGTGGAAACCAACACATACGTCTCCTCAAGCTTTCGCCCGAAACGGTCTGCGGTCGCCTTGTTCGCGACATCCGCCTCTGCCGCAAACACCCCCGAGGATGCATCGTCCTCCCACTTAAGCGGGCTTATGTTCTTCAGCGTGTACGTTTTTTCCAAATCCACGCGGTAACATTTCATGCCGACCTGCAAGCCTATTGTCGGAAACGCCGTGCCCGAGAAGTTCGAGGCGATCGTCGCCATATTGTTCTCAATGACCGCCCTGGAACGCTTGATGCTCTCCTGCGGTATGACCTTGTAATCCTGCATGAGAAACCTCCTCTCAATAGCCGACGGCATTCCACGTAATACGCCCCTTTGCCCTCGTCTTGTCGCTTTTGACAAGCTCCACATCGAAATAAAATCCTGCGCCGTCCGTATCAATGGCGCAGATGTTTGGCGTAACGACGCCCGCCGACGTATTGCCGCCCTGAAGTGTTACGGAAACTTCGGGCTTTGTGTAGTAGTGCTTATTGAACCGCACACGCGTAGGTTTTTCCGTGTCCGTGATAACAACCGTGCCCCTGTCCACCGTATCCTCGATGTCCACATGGATGACGGCGTCATAGACGACAGGTTCAGAACCGTACGCGCCAGCCTCCACGCGAAGCCTCGTCAGCGCGTTCTGATACTCGTACTCGCCGACGTTGTACGGCATGAGCGGCTCGTACCCCGGCGCCGTGTCGACGAGCGTCTTGAATCCCGCCAAATCAAACGGCGCATCCCGCAGGGCGACATTTGACAGCACGATGTCCGCGGGACGCAAGAAAGACTCCTTGAGGCGCATGCTCTCGCTGCGCTGCGCAAAGAACGCTGTCTGCCGACGCTCTTGAAGCCGCAGACTGTCGATATGCTCACGTTGGAACACGCACTGAGGAGAAAAGTCGGCGGTCAGCCGCAGCGATTCTAGGTGTAGCGGATGAAATCCCGCCGCTCTCTCTTCCGTCAGAGAAAGCATCTCTGCAAGCGTTCCGCTCATCTTTTGCCCGTAAGCGTCAGCGACAGGAAGCGCTTCGGCGTACTCCTTCATGTAATCTGCGCGGCCAACCTTGCTGTCCGAGACGCTGAAGGAGTCCGAAAGTCTCAGCAATCGCAGCGCGAGCCAACTAAAACCGTCGGAGAAGGAAACCTCGTCAAAAAGAGAGCGCACATAACTCGCTCCCCTCGCCATCTCGTCTGCTATCGCCAAAGACTCTTCAAAGCTTCGCTGATAGGCGATGGACGAGGAAATCTCATCGCCGAAGACCAACCCCGCACCGAAATCTTTCCATGGCTTCGCCGCCCGCGTATCCGCGAGGGGGAAGTCCGCCTCCGCCCACGTCAGGCGGCGGCTCTCATGGAAACTGCTCCGCATCTCCCCCATCGCTTACGCCCCCTCATCTCATCGAGAACGTGAACGTCACCTCGTACGTGTCGTTCGCCCCTTTGTTGACGACGGGGAAAACCACGCGGTCAAGCAGTCCCGCATTACCGCAGACGCACGCCTCTTGGAGCGCTCCCGTCGCCTCGCCCTTCTCGAACTTTGTCGAGAAGCTGAATGACTTCGTTCCCTCCACATGCCGATACGTCGTTTCCTTCGTGAGGAGAAGCGCTGCCAGACCCTTCTGTGAGGCATCCACGCTCATATTACTCGTACCGACGGCGATTTTATTCATCGCATCCGGGCGCCCGTCCGTCTTGCCAATGACATCGGCGATGAAATCATAGCCGCAATTCAAGATCATGTTGTCCTTGCGCGTCGTCGTCACCGTGCCGTCCTCCTTGCACAATACGCCGACGAACGCCCCGTGAATCTTCAATCCCTGCTTTTCTTCCACGTGAATCCCTCCTAGAATCTCGGGTAACAATAAAGCCTGTCAAACGCGCCGAGAGGACAAGCCTCAACAACGGCATGCACGGCCTGCATAAAGCCAAATGAATGCAGAAAAAGAACCCGCGACTTCTCCGTCTGGGAAATCGCGAGTGTCAGCCAATCCACATCCATCATCCGAAGCGCAACGCGAGCCTCAGCGCCGTCGCTTCCCGCCAAGTAAAACTCCTCAGCCTCCCTGTCAAAACCGACGCGCAGCCATCTGCCCGCCCCTTCCAAGGATAAGAACACCGTATCGACACGCTCCGTAACCTTCATGTTGAAACTCAAGCCGAACGTCCTGCCGACTTGCACGGCGTAAGAAAGTCGCGTCAGCGCGTCGACATGCAGCCCCCTGTGCCAGCGTCCGTTGCGGAAATCTCCCGCGTGCTGCGCTTCCTGCGGACTCGTCCCGCGTGAACCGGAAAGTGACCCATCGAGCGTGAACACCTCGCCGCTTGCGGGGAACCCCACATACCGCGCAATCTCATGGCGCACCGACGCGCCTTCCAAGCTGCCTATCACGCCGTTCCATGTCAGCTTTTCCGCCTCTGCGCCATCCCACGGAAAATCCACATCCGCCCATGCCATGTCATCCGATGTCGCACCAATGACCTTGTAGTCATACCAGTTGCGTGCGCGATATACTTGCGGCAGCGCTACGGGCACGATGTACTCGCCGAAGAGCGCACCCTTTTCCAAACGTAGCTCCGCTGCCGCCTCGTCGTAGTACATATTGATCTTGACACCCGGGTACTTCTCCCGCTCTTGGTCGAACGAGAGGATGACATTGCGCGAAGCGTCTGCCGCCGTGTCCATAACGACATAGGCGGCATTTTCGCTGTAGTTGTCATGCTCATCAACCGCTTTGACGAGCATGAAGTACCGCCCGACGTTCGGATAGACGTAGCGGTGCTTCGTCAGCTTCGTCTCAAAGAGCCGCAGCGCTTTGTCCCACTCTGCAGTCTGTCCAACAGCAACAACGTAGCGCACGTTGTGCACGGGCACGGCGTCCCAGAAGAAATCTAAATTCGCGCCGTTTCGCTCGACCGTAAAATTCTCCACGTCGGGTAGTACGCAGTAAAGCGTCTCACTTTCACCCTCGCCGAACTGGTCGTAGTAGGCGACGCGCACCTTCTTCACTACCGCCTGCCCCTTGTAAAGAAACACGTTGTCGGGCGAGGCGAAACGTTCCTCATTGACATAAACATGAGCGCCGATGCAGTCCAACGGAATCTCCAAGAACGTGATGAGCGTGCCCTCGTTCGTCTTTGTCAGAGAGATGTCCTGCGGCCTCTCAGGCCGACGCTTCGTATAGTGCAGCTCTGACGGCGCACTGCGATTGCCCTCTTTGTCCACGGCAAACAAGTAGATGTGCCCGACGTACGTCAAGGGCAGCACGCTCGATGTGCTCATTTGCGTGCGCTCCAACAACCCCGCGCTCCCAACGATTTTGTCCGTGCGCAGCTCATAATAAGCCAAGTTGGCGAGCCAAGGCACATGATCCCAAGCGAGCGCACCGCCGAGCCGCGTGAACGTTAAACGGAAGTTGCGCGGCATCGAGAGCTTGCCTTCTTTGTGCTCCTCGACCTCCTCTGCCTTAAAACCATTTGCCGCATTGATTTGCTGCACTCCGAGTGCGAGAAACTGTTTGAGAAGGGTCATGAGATATCGCCCGTCTCCTGCCACAGAGGGCGGCAAGTCGGGCACATGAAGAATCCGCTTTGCAATCTCAGCCATCGAGGCTCACCGCCCCCGAGAGAAGACCGCGCAGCTCATCGTAGAGCGCCTTGTCCTGCGAGATGTCGTACTCATTGCGATTGAGCGCAAGCAGGATGGCGACCTTGACCGCATAATCATTGAGCGCCTCATGCGGAAACGGCATCTCCCCCGCATCACTTTCCAAGAGCGGCATCGTCTGCCAATAGCGGAAACGAATCTCCGAAAGACTGCGGTCGATGAACTGCACCTTTCGCCCTGTCATGCGGATTGGATAGCGCCCCGCAGGAGAGACGTACCGCTCAGGCAAGCTCTCGCCATCATGCAGCAATATCTCTGCGGCCATCATCGGCGAACGCGCGGCAATCAGGAGACTCGATACCTCGTTGATGGCAGTATTGAGAAACCCGAGGCATTCCTCGACGCTGTACTCGTCCGAGATGTCATGCCCCGCCGCCTTGATATCCGCCACAGCCTTTTTGACCTGCATCCTTCTCACCTCACATGAAAAACGGCATCTTCGGCCGCAGACCGTTGTACTTCCTCCGAGGCACGATCGCCTCGACCTCCGACATGACCGTCTGTGTCATCACATCCGCATCCGTATTATTCAGCACCATGCGCGTGAGCTTGACGAGAGCGTCCGTAAAACTCTCCGGCAGGTTTATCAACCAACCGTCCTTCGCGGCGCCCAATGTGCCGTAGTATTGCAGCCGAAACGGTTCTTCGGCATACAGTTTGCCGCCGAAAAGCCGAAACGTGCCTGCTGTCACGTGATCATCTGATGCCGCATGCAGCCGATAGCCGTCTGCCAGACGATACAATCCCTTGATAGAGAGGAAATCATCGGGCAAAGGCGCACCGTCAGCAAAAACTGCCACATCATCGTAGACCTTCTCACGCTCCGTCACGTCGCTTTGCATGTTGGCGAGACGGTTCGCAATGTAGCGCAAGACCTCGTTGAGCGCATCCCAAATCTCATAATCCGAGAAGCGCACCTCGTCCGTGTCCTTTTCCTTCCAGCGCACCATCTCCTTGATGCGCGTCGCGTCAAGCACTCGCGACACCTCCCTGCCAATACCGCTTCTGATGTTCCCTGCCCACAGCAAACGCAGGATGTAGCTCGAAGAACTTCTTGACAAGCCGCGTGAACTCGCCCATATCGCCGCCCTTCTGAGCCTTCCTCGCCTCCATGAGCCATGGATTGAACAGCCACATCTCGGGCGGGATGAACCCCAGTGGCACGATGTTCTTGCCACGCCCGCCGCTCGCCGTCACATCTCGCGCCATGTCGATGGCCGCTTGACAGTCGATGCGGTTTTCAAGGATTGTCTTGCCGTCCTCCTCATAGAGCTTCTGATTGAGTATCACATAGCGTCCTCCTCCCCAAAAAGAAAAGGCCCGCTTTTCGCGAGCCTCTATTCTCATTCTTTCTTGCACTGCTACGCACGCTTGATGCCGTAGATCGAACCCGACGCCTTGGGCTGCGTGCCCTGAAGGCCGAGCCACGACTCGATGACGAACTCCTCGTACGAGCCTTTCTTCGCGAGTCCCGCGACCTCGTGCGTACGGTCGAACCACTTGAGATCCCAGTACGCCATGTCGAGAATGTCGACAACCGTGTCCTCGTACATCGGATGCACCTGCGCATGAATCGTGCCGAAGTCGGACTCATAAGCGTCCGTGACGTTCACGGCGACCTTGTCCTTCGAGCCGCGCTGCTTTGCCGCACCGCCCGTGACGATTGCCGAGAAGCGGCGCTTGCTGCGCCCGCTCATCACAGCGAGCGTCGGATTGCCGCCGCGCTTGCTGCACATCTCCATGCAGTCGTTGATGTGGTCTTCGGTAAAGAGCGCATCGCCCGCCGTGAAGACGTTGTTCTTCACCATCTGTACGCCCTGTCCTGCCGTAGAGAGCGTGATCTGCCTCTTGTTCTTGATCGCGTCGTCCATGCTGTTGTAGAGCGTGAACTTCTTCGGGTCAGCGTCCTTGCGGATGTAGTACGGCAGGTTCGCCGAAAGCTCCGTAGGAAGCTTGTTGCCCGCGCCGGGCTTCGCCTTGAAGTAGACGAAATCGCCTGTATTCATGCGATGCGCCGCCGTCGTCGCGCCCACGTTGCCCGTGAACGTCACGTCCTCCGTCTCCTCCGTGAGGAAGTAGCGCACGCCGCCCGTGAGCGCGGGATTGCCCGGCGACTCGTCGCGCGGAGAATCGTTGAAGACGAGCGCGAACTCAATGTCACGCGCGTGCTGCTTGAACGCGTTGATCTTCTGGCGGGCGAACTCATCCTCCGGCGTGTACTCCTTCGCGTGCTGCTTCTGCGCGTCGGACACCCTGCCCGAGCTGATGAAGTGCTGGCAGCGGTTGTCCCACTGCGCGAGCGAGCCGACCTTCTCCGTCGCGTAGTCCGTCATCTCAGGATGCGCGTTCTCCTGCGGCGGCTTCAAGCCTTCCGTCGTCCAGTTGAATTTGAGGCTCTTCGCCTCCGGCGCCGTCCCGAAATTCGAGAGGAAGAACGTCATGTCGGGATCGATGTTCGTAATGATCTTGCTGAAATCGTCCTTCGTGCCGACAGCCTCGTACGTCACGGACTGCGACACGGATTTTGCTACCAATGCCATGATTTACCACCTTTCGTATTCAGCGGAGGTTCGCCGCGATGAATGCGCTTCTCTCCCTCGCATCCATCGTGCGCATAGCCCTCCAGTCAACTTCCTTCGCGGGCGCGGCGGTCACTCTGCCTGCGCCTTCCACCTTGGGCGGCTGCGCCCTTGCGGGCGGCATCGCGGGCACGGGCGTCGTCGGCACGCCCTGACGCCTGGCGGAAAAAGCCCTGCGCGTCCTGCCGCGATACTCCCTGCGCACGGGCACGGGCCGCG